TTTCGGATACAGCGTCGGGCAGGGGGCTGCATCCTAGTCCACACTATCTTTAGCGGGGTCCGGTGGGACACGGACCACGAGGCGCTGTGCACCCGCTGCCTAAGCAGCGATCATGGGCAGGCTGGAACCACTACTGATGTAGGGTCGCATCGCCCGCGCAGCACCTCCCACAGTTGAGACAATATCTGCAATATCCTGAACACCGTTTCCAAGCATGGATGCCATATGGGTGAGTTTGTCCCAAGTGGTATCTTTCGCAACTGGATAATGCGTGTGGGAAGCTACCGCCACATTGTCAAGATCAAAACGGACTCGGTACTCAATAGTCACCAAATATTCCAGAGTGGTACCTGCTGTGTTGTATATCATAATGGGCGCCCAACCTGTCGGTCGGAGCGTAGGGTCGGACCAAGTGATAACGGAATCAGTTGCCACACCCAAGCCTGTAAACTCTGAAACCTTGGACATATTGAGTGGATATGAACTCATCTGCACTCCGCGGAGAGCTAGCTTTGGGGCAGCACACAACCTTGGATTCTGGAATTCAACAAAAGTGTCAAACCTGTCTCCGTAGGCCGTAGAGTCCCCCCCAAAAGCTGCCTGAGTGTTCATCACACCCGCATAAATGACCCCACTGGTAGTCTGCAATGCATTGGGATTCATCACCTGCACTGTCATAGCTGCAGGGACGAGAGAACATCCAGATCCCAACCCGCCGAGATCAATAGTGTATCTCTGCGTATTGTTAGCCGCATTAATGGGATCGTGGTGATTTATGGCCCCGAGCGCACAGATGTTGTTCCAGACGAGACCCAAAGTGCCATCATCGTCCTGAAAAGTTCCAAACAGCATCTGCCGGTTCGCTGTGTTGATCCTCCGTGTGCATCGGATGACCGTATATGGGCCCACTGCTCGCGGAAGTGGAAGGTGCAAGGGAAGTTTGGCATCCCAGCACCGCAAGTCAGATCCCACAATGCCCCCGAATGGTGAGCCCGGGGTGGATCCGACTCCGGGCACGAGGGTCCGAGCATTGGGCCCTCGACGTCCGTTTCGACGTCGGCGCAGAGCAAGTTGCTGGCCGTTCTGCTGGCCGTTCTGTTGGCTGTTGCCATTGCGTCGACGAGACTTTCTCTGTGCCATAAGCGAAATGTCACGTGCACTTAAACAACAATGTTTATATGTGAGCTTTTCGGTTCAAGTCGAGGATCACTTTTGCCTAATTATTCAAATGATGCCATTGAAAATAACACCGCAGCAACCGCGGCGGCGCGGGCAACAGTCCCCGCGCTGAGGAAGTCATCCATTGCACGAAAAGCGAGCCAAAATGGCATGGAGCGTCCCCCCCCGGACAAGTCAACCCACTATCGCAGGGCGCTCGGCCGTAGTCATTTTGTGTACCCTCCGACCTTCCATGTGATCCCCGGGCTGGAAATTCCCTTTCACACACAGTTGGCTGGTCACCTGACTGTCCCTTCACCTTCCGGATTCGGGCCCACTCCCTTGCAGTCAAGCTTCCGGTAGCAGCACGAGAGTACAATCCTCAGATTTTACGGGGATGGCTGGTCCCCAACCGCCCGGGATGCGGAAATCTGAAGAGCCTTCACCTCAGCGGCCCCCTGTAGGCTCGCGGCAGGCTCCGACCGGGACATTGGCATTCTGCCCGGCACGGAAGAATAAGCCCGTGGTAGAACGGTCTGCTACAACCGCGCATGGATCGCACATGTGAACGAATGTGCCAGGTATAGGTAACCCATGCTCCCACATCTCGACAGTTTCCAAACTGCCTCCCCGACTTCCCATGGTGGTATTCAAAAGCCACCGGTGCATGCTATCTGTGATCCTTTCCCGTCCGCAGACGAATTAATGCATGTGCCCTAGGCCGGTACATGAAACCATTCCGCCGGCATGTGGCGGAAGATCCACGTATCCTCGGGACCCAAAGTGTCCAAGCCCGCAATCGCGGAAACCAGTTCCTGCGTAAGCGGTGCGCCGCACGCTGCCTGGATGACGTCGGTACCTTTGGTCGATGTTCTGTTGTCTACGACCAGCAGATCCTCAATGTTCACTGTCCTCGAATCGTCGTAATCACCATAAATCTGCATCTGACTCTCACGGTCCATCGGAACAGACTTAAGAGTACAACCCTGCAAATGATGCCTGGCGATGCAAGCAAAATAGTGTGCAAACACTGGGCAAGAATCCCTAAAATTCTCCACCCTCCCAACAAGAGTCATAGCCCGGGCGAGACCGGTGTCCAAACCCTGCGACACGGAATACGCACTGGAAGCAATGTTCCTCGCGAGCTGGGGGACTGGCTCAGCAAGGGTGCCGGCAATTCCGTTGACCCCGCAAAACGTCCAAGCATCCCCCTTCTTCCGATGAAACAATTTTGGTCGCATCCCAGCTCTCTCCCATTCTTTGGTTAGATGATCAACATCCAACCTCTGTCCACAACTGACTATAGAATCATCACCCTCGTAGAAGAAAGCAAAATCAGTATTCTGTCCGTTAATTCTGTACTTTCGTGCACTTGGTTTATAAACAACCTGTGCCGGATCGTCCAGTACCATCGCGCTCCACAATGTCAAATTGACTAAATTGTTGAGCGCTGATGTACCACGGTCGCCGGATTTCCGAAATGCACGTACTATAATGCATGCTCTCGCTCCGTGCTTATTGAACGAAGCTTTCAACTGATCCTTCCTGCGATCTTCCAAATCAGCACCCTGCATATCCCAAGTGATTAGCTCAAAGTTACCGTGGCTGAACAACAACATTGCAATGTGCTCGAGAATTGGATCTTCCAAAGTATGTCTAAGCTCCGGGGAGACAGTCACATCCCACGCTGATCCATCATTCTCATACACATGCCCGTATCTCATCTTTTCAGCAACTTCCCTCATTGCTACCATCTTAGGACGGTGCTTTATACTGCGACGTTCAAAATGATCAAAGTACAAATCTTCAAAACATTTGACCGTCAACAAAGCACACAGCTGGCCGGCACCACCACATGACATAATCATGCGAGGTTCCTTCCCTGCTGCCAGGATCTCATCCTTAATAGACACAGCCCATTTCACGAAATGCTGATTTGCCGAGGTTGCCATCAACATATCCAATGCATTCACAACAGTACGCTGGGACCATTTCTTCGATACCAATTCATTCAAACAAGGATTGTCCGCAGCCCACTGCTGAACTCTCCGTTTCGTGAAGACATGATCCTTGAGTGCACGCTGCACCGATAGAATGCCCGCATATACTTTGTCGCTGGGTTTGAATGGTTTTGCTTTCCCTTCCACCCTACCTTTGCATGCTCTGATAATATTCTCAAGAGCATCACTGTAATGCTGAACTTCCTGGGTGGTGGGACCTATGGGAGTAGCGACACGAGGGACCGGAATGTCCCTAGTCTCAACCCTGGCGAGGTAATCCTCACCTGACTCAATGTTGGTTTCGAGTATTACTGATTCCAAAGGTCCAACAATCGTATTGACTGGAATTCTGTCATCAGGACCCAAACCGGGAGGCGGAGGCAGATTCTGAAACCAGTTCCGAATCTCATCCATATGCGCTCCCGGATCCGTTGTCACGGAACTGACATCATCAGAGTGATCACTGTCAGGTTCCGGTAACGTCGGAGCGATCCTCGGCACAGGCGCGGGGACCGCAGGATCCTCAACGATATCCTCATCCTCAGTCTCTGTAATGTCTCTGAGCGGTAAAATCTTGTAATGTGCATGTCCGCTCCACATCTGTGAAACCTTTCTTCCAAGGAAAAAGACCCCCATTTCCCAAAATGGGAACATGGTAAAAGCGGTCAAACCATATCGCACAGGTTTGGGCATATCCCAATTCGCAAGTAACCGTCTGGTACCCAAAGTGAGCACTGTAACTGTAGTCAGACCTCCCGCACCATAAAGGAAAAGGGAGTGCCGATTGAATCGCGGCGACAGCAACCGTTGCCGCGCATGAACCTGAGAAAGAGCCTCAGGTACCAGACGCATCATTGCTACTCTACGCAAAGGATCCTTTTCTGATCGGATCTCAGATGTCAAAGACTGATTCAGAGATTTGTCAGCTGCCGTGCTGTAATCAATGCACAAACGTGCAAAGAAATCATCTTCCAGTCTAAAGGTCCGTACAGTCCGGGTAAATTCACGCAGACAACTCGGTATGAGTGATCTGCAAGCCTCGCATCCATCAGTGACAAGCATGTGAATCTCAACCCTCCCAGTTTGTAAGGACCGGAAAGATTGGTCATCGCACCTCGAACACAGTGGAGCATAACACTCCGGTCTGGGCACAAATGAGTGCATGGTTCCCCCTTACGACGATTTTTGAGTGTCGTCTCGCGGTAGGATACGGTAGCCACACTCCGTAGATTATTTCGGTCAAGCGGGGATCACTTGAGCCAAAA